AGTGTTACCTTGACAGGGGGCAGTGCCAAGCAAGTGGTGTTAAGTTTGTTCTAATCAGAGCTGGCTATGGTCGGTCAGCGAGCCAAGAAGACCGTTACTTTGCAGAACACTATACCCAAGCCAAAGCAGCCGGTTTACAAGTAGGAGCTTATTGGTATTCCTATGCTATTTCTCCCGAAGACGCAGCTAACGAAGCTCGTGCCTGTTTGACTGTTTTAGGTAACCGTCATTTTGATTATCCAATTTACTTTGACCTCGAAGAACAATGGCAATTCCATCAGGGACGTGCCTTCTGTGATAGTTTAGTCAAAAGTTTTTGCTGTGTGCTAGAACAAAACGGTTGTTACGCCGGTCTCTACATCTCACGGTCACCACTACAAAACTATATTTCATCAGCTGTCGCTCAGCGTTATGCTGTCTGGGTGGCTGAATATGGTCCGCGTTGTAACTACAGTGGTAATTACGGAATCTGGCAACATTCCTCTACTGGTTCTGTTCCAGGTGTCAATGGCAACTGTGATCTGGATTATTCCTATATCGACTATGCAGCAGTCATTAACAAAAAGCAGCCAATCACCAGAAAGAACCCTGATGAACTAGCTGCTGAAGTTTTAGATGGTCAATGGGGTAATGGCACTGACCGTCAACAACGCTTAACCACTGCCGGTTACGACTATGCGGTGGTCCAAGAAAAGGTTAATCGTCTCTTAAATCGTAAGTCAGTTGACCAAATTGCTCGTGAAGTTATCCGTGGCTCCTGGGGTAATGGTAATGAGCGAATCAACCGATTGAAGCAAGCTGGCTATGACCCCACCCAAATTCAAAAACGAGTTAATCAACTATTGTAACTTTTGCCTGTGGACTACGGTCTGCAGGCTTTTTGTTGTTTCTATGCTAAAATATTAGCAGGCCGGAAGTATTGGGTCGCTCCCAATATGGAAGGCTTAGCAGTTAACGTGGCTACACACCCCTCAAATAATCTGAACTGTGGAGGTGAAAGTCATGTTATTTAGGAAAAGACTGGAGGAGTGGCAATTACTGCCGCCATAATTATCGTGGCAATTGGCCAGCTAGTCATTGACTGTGCTAAAGCCTACGCGATAATAAAAAAAGCTAACCATAATGGTTAGCCATCCTTCAGTCACCTGAACTGCGTTTGAGGGTAACGAGGGGCAACTCGTTGCTCTCTTTTCATTTACAATCATATCTAATCTATCTTGATTTTTCAACTTTTAGCTGGTTTTCTGCCAGCTTTTTTATTTTACCATGGTTTACTTTTCCGCTTTTCCTGGCTTATCAGTGGAGGTAATTAAACATGGCAAAAAAAGTACAATCAGTGACTCATCAACCACTGCAACAAGCTAGCAACAAAATTAACTCTGAACAACTCATGAACGACTTGCACTATCAGCAATCGCGGCAAATTATTCAGGAGCTACTTAAAAAGGGCTTAATCACGCCTGATGAATTCAACCAAATCGATACCTTAAACAAGCAATCATTTTCACCACTATTAGACCCTGGAAATGTTGATACATCAAGGTTCTAGAGCTAACATACCACACTGATGAAAGGAGGAATGTCATGTCAACCATTACCAAAATTCAAGGTTACCAACGTGATGTCAAACAACTCCGTGTGGCGGCCTATTGTCGAGTTTCCACTGATAATATCGAACAACTTGAAAGTCTTGAAAATCAGCGTTCCCATTATCAAAAGTACATTAACAACCACCCCAATTGGGAGCTGGCTAAGATCTACTATGATGAAGGCATCTCTGGAACTAAATTAACCAAGCGCAATGCCCTAAAAGAACTGCTGACCGATTGTCGTAATCACCGGATTGATCTTGTAGTTACCAAGTCAATCAGCCGTTTATCGCGGAACACAACTGACTGTCTGGAAATCGTTCGAGAACTGCAGCAATTAAATATCCCAATCATCTTTGAGAAGGAACACATTAATACCGGAGAGATGGCCAGTGAATTATTCTTGTCCATCTTCAGCAGCCTTGCCCAAGACGAATCCCACTCGACGGCAGGTAATTTGCGTTGGGCGATCAGGCAACGGTTTGCTAGTGGTAAGTTCCACGTATCTTCAGCACCCTATGGCTATTCAATTAAAGATGGCAACTTAGTCATCAACCATACTGAAGCCAAGACTGTACGACAAGTCTTTCAACGCTTTTTAAGTGGCATATCAGCCAGCCAAATAGCTAAAAAATTAAATCAAAAGCAGGTGCCGACAAAGCGTGGCGGACAATGGCGCAGCAACACTGTGATCAATATTTTACGAAATATCAATTACACCGGTGACATGCTTTGCCAGAAAACCTACCGTGACGATCAATATCACCGTCACTTTAATCAAGGCGAAATAACCCAATACCTAATCGAGGATCATCACCCAAGTCTGATTAATCATAGATCTTACCATCGGGCTCAAGTATTGATTAAGGAAGCAGCACAAAAGCACCACATTGAAGTTGGTAGCCATAAGTATCAACAACATTATCTTTTTTCTGGAAAGATCACCTGCGGCTATTGCGGTACAGTTTTCAAGCGACAAACGAGGCCGCATAAAATCTGCTGGGCCTGCCAGCAACATTTGAAGTCAGCTCAACAGTGTCCAGTTAAAGCAGTCAGTGAAAAAAGTTTGGAAGCTGCCTTCTGCAATATAATAAATAAGCTAGTTTACAGTGAGAAGTTCTTACTGCGGCCATTGTTAGAAGGCCTGAAAGAAGAAGCTAATGCCAATAGCAATGGTCAACTAATTTCTTTAACTAAGCAAATCAAAACAAATGACCACAAAGCTGAAACGCTCACCGAATTGATGCATGCCAGCTTACTAGATAAAGCGATCTACGTCAACCAAACTGCGAAGCTCGAACAAGATACCTATCAATGTCGGGAGAAGATTAAACAGCTTAATGGTCAAAATACTGATTCAGCAAATAACTTTGAGGATGTTCGTGCCTTGTTGCGTTGGTGCCAGCAAGGACAAATGCTAACAGAATTTGACGGCACTCTATTTCAGGAATTTGTCCGACAGGTGGTGGTAAACAGTTCAAACGAAGCAACTTTTAACTTGAAGTGCGGACTGTCACTACCCGAAAAACTGAATAAAGCCGCTACTATTGAGAACCACTTTTACCGTGGCATCATCAAACAACGTTACAACGATCCAATCAAACAAGCAGAATATTTGTACAGTATTATCGAGAGTGAAGGTGATTTAATTGGGTAAAGTGAGGATTATCCCCGCTCATCAGCAAAAAGGCAATAGCGTTCAACCGCAAAAAAATAGACTACCATTTGAACAGCTCCGAGTGGCAGCCTACTGCCGGGTTTCGACTGATTATGATGAACAAGCCAGTTCATATGAAACTCAGGTGGCTCACTATAAAGAATTAATTCAAAAAGAACCAACCTGGGAGTTTGCAGGTATCTACGCCGATGATGGAATCTCAGGGACTAACACTAAGAAGCGGGAACAATTTAACCAGATGATTGCAGCCTGCAAAGCCGGTAAAATTGACCTGATCGTCACTAAATCAATTAGCCGGTTTGCTCGAAATACCATTGATTGTTTGAAGTATATCCGAGACTTAAAAGCCATCAATGTGGCCATCTTCTTTGAAAAAGAGAACATCAACACCATGGATGCCAAAGGTGAGGTGCTGATTACCATCATGGCTTCTCTTGCCCAGCAAGAAAGTGAATCCCTATCGCAAAACGTTAAAATGGGAATCCAGTACCGCTACCAACAAGGTAAGGTCTTCGTCAACCATAATCATTTTCTCGGCTATACCAAGGACGCTCAGGGTAATCTGGTAATTGAACCGGAAGAAGCTAAAGTCATCAAACGGATCTTCTATAGTTATCTAAACGGGATGAGTATGAAGCAAATCGCGGACTCACTCAAAGCTGATGGTATTTTAACTGGTGGTAAAACAAAGAACTGGCAATCCAGCGGTGTTTCAAAAATTCTAAAGAATGAGAAATACATGGGTGATGCTCTATTGCAAAAGACTTACACTGTTGATTTTCTGAGCAAGAAACGCGTCAAGAATAACGGTATCATGCCTCAATACTATGTAGAAAACGACCATCCCGCGATTATTGCCAAGCCGGTATTCATGCAAGTCCAGCAGCTCATCAAACAACGACAAAACGGGATCACTACTAAGAATGGTAAGCACCGGCGACTTAACGGCAAATATTGTTTCTCCCAAATAGTCTTTTGTGGAAAATGCGGCGACATTTTTCAACGGAATATGTGGTACCGACCAGAAAAGGTAGCAGTCTGGCGTTGTGCTAGTCGAATAAAGCGAAGCAAAACCGGAAGGCGATGCATGATTAGAAATGTCAAAGAACCACTGCTAAAGGAAGCCACCGTAGAAGCCTTTAATCAGCTCATTGAAGGACACGAGTTAGCTGGCAAACAGATCAAGGCTAACATTATGAAGGTCATCAAAAATTCTAAAGGACCTACCCTTGATCAACTCGATAAGCAACTGGAAGAGGTCCAAATGCAGCTCATCCAGGCCGCCAACCAGCATCAAAATTGCGATGCCCTAACCCAACAAATTATGGACCTGCGGAAACAAAAAGAAAAAGTACAGAGTCGTGAAACTAGGGACTGTCTGAAAACTAAAAATTCAGGTATAATCTGAGGAAAAACGAATCGAGGCATTCCGATGACAACACC